TACTCCTGGTGATGTTAATGCCATTTCGTTTTTACTCCTTTAAAAACATTGTTATGAATATTTACCAATTAGGACTGATTTATATACATCAATTTTCCTAATTTAAAGAGCAGTGTAAAGGTACACATAAATATATGCGTGTTTAATGAAAACGGAAGTCAAAGACCACTGTGTCAAGTATGTAATAGTAAGCCAGCGGCATACAACTATCGCCGTGGTGACAAAGTTTATTACAGAAAGAAATGCGACTCTTGCATAAGGAAATCAAATTCAGATACAATTTCTACTCCTGCATGGCAACGAGCCGGATATCAAAAAAATACCAATTGTGAAATGTGTGGCTTCAACGCACAACACCCATATCAATTAGATGTACATTATGTTGATGGCAATATGACACATAATAATTCTAGCAATCTTAAAACTGTATGTGCAAATTGTAATAGATTATTGCATGTAAAAAAACAAGGTTGGCGACAAGGTGATCTTGTAGCAGACTCTTAAAAGCCTAACAAACTATCCACATCTTCTTGTAAAGAACTTATAGTATCATTATTTTTAATGAGAGCATCATGTGATTCATTTAACCAACTCCATTCCGAAGGATGTATGCCAATTGGTTCTACATTACCTTCTACGTAATCATGCACCCAGTCCGGGTCATTGCCACGTTGTATTCTCCAGATGTGTCCACCAATACTTTTGATCATTTTTATTTCATTTGGAAATCTTACATCAGGCACCACCCAATTCATACTAGGATTGTCTAGTATTTTCTTTTTGGTTAGACTCACCCATATACCATCAAAGAATCCTTGTCGCATACATTCTGTACCAAACTTTTGTAGTACTAGCCGCGGTGTAACTTCCGACTCAGTTTCTTGTGTCCAGAAAGAATCTGGCTGTTCTCTCCACTGTCTGCTAGATTCTGTTTTGCCTTCGAGCATCTCTCGATCCCATTCAAACATGTGTGCTACTGCATCTTTTAGTTTGTCTGCAAATGATGTTTTGTGAAAATTATGTTCCTGTATAAGATGTTCTGCGATTGTGTCTTTGCCTGAACCTATTAAACCGCATACTCCTATGATCATACACTCATTATACAAAAAAATATGTTGATTGTCAATTAGCCTATTACTAAACTTAGTGGCGTTCCACCTTCTTGATAGTTGCCAATTTGCTGTTCTAGTGCTTGAATCTCTTGCTGTGCTTCTGCTTTCAGTGAGTCTCCGTTTAATTGTCCGCCGCCTTGTGGACCAGCAATAGTAGTAAATTTAGATCTTGCTTCTCCTAAGGTGTACTTGGCTATTGCATATGTATACTCACGTACCCACGGTTTAGCATAAACATCTTGCAGTAATATAAAATCAGGTCGATGATTATATTGCTCTATCAGCACAGTTTCTCTAGATCTTTGTCGTCTAAATATTTTTAATCTGCGAGTTGGTTGATCATATTTAAAATTAATAAAGCCACCAAACATTCTTGCAACTAGTTCTTGGTAGCCAGCAAACATATCATAAGTTGCTAATCCGCCTATGCGACCTGTTTGCAACAAGTATACATTTGTATAAGCAAGTTCAAATGGGTCAAATTGTGATCCACCTTCCGATCCAGATGCGCCGCCGACTGTTCTTCTATAAATTTGTTTAATCGAGATAACCTCTGCTGGTAATTGATATTCTGTTTGATTTTCTTGTAGTTCTAAAAAACCGTATGATTCTTCTACCGAATTTGAAGATCTTTGTCTAAATTTATCAATTGCTGTTACAAAAGCATTTTCTATATGTTTCGGGTCTAATTCAACCTCAATCATGCCATCACCAAGTCTTGTCTTTACATATTCAAAGATTTCTTGCTTTGCCTGATTAACTTGTTTATTTGTTGCTTCTGATAATGCTGTATCTACCATGCATGTATTTATAGGACGGTAAATATGTTGTATGCCAAGACTGTCTTTATTCAAACCAGAAAAAGGAAATGACTATGCGTTCATAGATCGCAACATTTCTGAGATGTTCCAAATAGGTGGCACAGACGCCTATATACACAAATACATTTCGCCCAATGATCAGGGATCGTCCGAAGACGCAACACAACCGCAAAGATCCGGTGATTCACTAAATGAATTAGCAATACAGGATATGCTGTTTCTTGAAAACAGAGATCGAAAATATGATCAAGATGTATATCATACCAGAGTGATATACAATGTAGGTGATATAGATTTTGATCTATCACAGTTTGGATTGTTCATTCAAAACGATCAACTATTCATGACATTCCATATTAAAACTATTATCGAGACCTTGGGCAGAAAAATTATGAACGGTGATGTAATTGAACTGCCTCATCTTAAGGACGATCATTCATTAGATGAAACCGACAGTGAAGCAATTAAAAGATATTATGTTGTTGATGATGTGTCTAGATCATCAGAAGGATTCTCAAGAACATGGTGGCCACATTTATATAGAGTGCGTGTCAAAGGAATAACAGATGCACAAGAATTTAGAGACATACTTGGTGACAAAGATGAAAATAAATCACAGAAAATGCGAGATAAAGTTATCGAGATTAATGATGCAGTAATAACACAAGCAGAAACTGATGCACCTACATCAGGATACAATACTAAAGCATTACATGTTATGCCTACAGACGAAGAGGGCAAAGTTGCACTTGTTACTGTAGATGACACAGACTTAAAAACATCAACAGGTCACATCAACGTTGATAAAGTATATGATTCACCTAAAGCCAACGGATACATTGAAGGATATCTTACTGGAGACGCAATTCCTGCAAATGGTGAAACGTACAGCTTTGGAACATCATTTCCAAATGGTCCTATACAAGGACAATATTTTTTACGCACAGATTATTCACCGAACAGATTGTTTAGATTCGATGGCGGTCGTTTTGTAAAAATAGAGGATAATGTTAGAATGACAATGACACAAAATGATACTAGATCTACTAGTAAAACTGGTTTCATTAATAACACAAACACAACTACATTAGATGATGGCTCTTCAACAAAAACTGAACGTGTTGCATTAAGCAAACTGTTGAAACCACAAGCGGACAATTAAGATGCAACATTTTTACGACGCACAGATTAGAAGATACCTTTTACAATTTATTCGTATGATGAGTAACTTTACCTATCAAACAGGACAAAATCAAAAAGGTGTTAAAGAAACTCTTCAAGTGCCTGTAAAATATGGTGACATGAGCAAACAAGTTGCGGCTATCATCCGTAAAGGTTCTGAAAATACTTTAATTCCTACACCACAAATTGCATGTTATATTACTGACTTAAGATATGATCGAGAAAGAATGTACAATCCATATCATGTAGACAAAAAACATATTCGAGAGAGAGAAATTGATGAGACTACTGGCCAATACACCGGCGCACCCGGCCAAGGACACACCATTGAAAGAATTATGCCTACGCCATTTGAGTTGTCTTTCAAAGCAGACATATTCACAACTAACACTGATCAAAAATTACAAATACTAGAACAAATACTTGTGTTGTTTAATCCTGCTTTAGAATTACAAACCACAGACAATTATCTGGACTGGACCTCATTAAGTTTTGTAGAACTAACAAATGTTAATTTTTCATCCAGAGCAATTCCACAAGGGATTGCTGACGAAATAGAAGTTTCTACATTAGAGTTTAGAACTCCTATCTTTATTTCTCCACCAGCAAAATTAAAAAAACTTGGCGTAATAGAAAAAATTATAATGAGCATATACGATGAAGATGCAGGTTCTGTAGATCTAGACGGCATATTTGGCGGTAATTTATTATCACAACAATTTGTTACTCCTGGACAATACGGATTGTTAGTATTAGAAAACAAAATTACATTGTTGGGTGCTAACAAAAGTAACTTCACTACCCATGCTGATAACAAAGATAATTTAGTGTTTGAATCACAAAATCAATTTGGCGAAAGAATTAATTGGAAAAAAATTGAGGCTCTCTATGCAAAACAGTTTAGAGGAGGATTAAGTCAAATAAAATTACAACAAAGTGCAACTACCATAAACGGTGATGACATAATTGTAAACATTACAGGCACTATTGCAATCGATCCGCAAGACGATTTTACTATGATGTTTGATATAGATGAGGATACTGTGCCTACTAATACCATAAATGCAGTAGACAAAGTTATTAATCCAACAACTTATAATCCATCAGGAGATGCCGACGGTATTAGATATTTGCTTACTGATGACATAGGAGATAGATTAACCGAAACCACAAATAAGACTACAGAATGGGGCAACTTAGTTGCAAAAGCAAATGATATAATTGAAAAAGTTGGCGGCGAATGGATAGTTGATTTCCACGGTACATTCGATGATTCGACACAACTAGCTCTTGGATTACAAGACTCATCTAGTGCAAGAGGCATATCCGGCCTCGACAGTGCAACACAACTTGATAGTACATTTACCAAAATACATTATGTAACTAACGTTACCACTGGCGTTCAATTCAAATGGACCGGCGAGTTTTGGATTAAATCCTATGAAGGATTTTATGCTCCAGGAACTTGGACTATATCATTTTAAAGCATAAACTAATACATGAGCGAAATAATAGCATCTGGATGTTTGTTCTATGCCAAATCTACAAAACGATTTTTATTTTTACATAGACAGCAAAAACAAAAAGGCACCTGGGGGTTAGTCGGTGGAGTAAGCACAGAAACTGAAACTCCGTGGCAAGGATTAAAAAGAGAGATAATTGAAGAAATAGGCTTCAACCCAAATATCTCAAAAACAATTCCTCTAGAATTATTTGTTTCAAAAGATACAAAATTTAAATTTCACACATTTGTTTGTGTTGTAGAATCAGAATTTATTCCTAAACTTAATATTGAACATTTTGGTTATGCATGGGTCAGTGTAAATCAATGGCCTTTGCCATTACACGAAGGTGTACGTAAAAGTTTGGTTAGTAAACAGATAAAAACAAAGTTACAAACTATTTTAGACTTAATAGTTTAAGATTTAGCATTCACATAACACAAAACAATTCCAACATCTTCTGTTGTTTTATCTTGCAGT